AGCGCCGAAATTTACACACATTGTTATATTTGACAAAAAAAGGAAGTGAAAGGAATGCTTTTTGATGTCGAACCGAACAGATTGGAGCAGTTGAAAGAGCTTGCCAGTATACTTGCACAGGCCATAGACGACAGACCTGGAATAAGGGACCTGTCTCAGTTGGCGAAACAATATCGGGAAACATTGAAAGAAATCGAACAGATTGAAGGGGCGGTGGAAGAGGATGACGAGATTGGAAATATCCTGTCAGGACGAGCTTCTGACGGGAAGCCAGGAGCCATCCGCAAGAGTCGCTCCTGATTATCAGAGCAGTGACGGCATGGACGCATCGAAGCTTTTGAGTGTTGGAGGCTTGGTACTTGATCCGTGGCAGAACGATATCATTGACGACTGGCTCGGCCGTGCTCCGTCCGGCAGATGGGCCTCTTCTACCTGCGGGATCTCGATTCCAAGACAGAACGGAAAGACAGGCCTTGTGCAGGGCAGGGCCGCCGCAGGAATGCTCATGTATAACGAGCAGGTTGTTTATACCGCTCACTTGCAGAAGACCGCTACAGAGACGTTTGAGGAGCTCAAAGCGTTCTTTGAACATCCGAAAATCAAGAAATATGTGAAGGAGATCAAGACTGCCCTCGGAAGAGAGCAAATTGTTCTGAAATCCGGTGCCAGGATCAAGTTCTTAGCCAGGACAAGGAACGGAGGTCGTGGTCAGCACGGAGATCTTCTGATATTCGATGAGGCCCAGGAGTTGGATTCAGCTCAGCAGGCCTCTTTTGTTCCTGCGATCTCTGCAAGTCTTAACCCGCAGACCATTTATCTTGGAACACCTCCGGATGAAAACGCTGCAGGGGTTGTTTTTCGTGGGATAAGACAGAAGGCGCTGAGCGGTCAAACGACAAAGGCTTCATGGTGCGAATACTCTGTGTCAGAGATTGGAAACGTGCATGACCGTAAGAGATGGCTGGCGACGAATCCTGCTCTTGGCAGGCGTATCTTGATCTCAACCATTGAAACAGAGATCGAGCAGATGGACGACGACACTTTTGCCAGGGAACGTCTCGGTTGGTGGTCTCCCGTGCAGAAAGAAGAGAAGGACCTGGCTATCAATTCAGAAGACTGGGAAGCATGCGCTTCGTCAGATCCAAAACCGGAAGGCAAGACAGCTTTTGGCGTAAAGTTTTCTCCCGATGGTTCGGAGGTTTGCCTCTCGGGAGCAGTCATTCCGAAGAACGGCCCGGCACGGATCACGCTGATCCAACGAAAATCCACCAGCTCCGGCACCAGATGGCTGTCGGAATGGTTAAATGATAGATATAAGACTGCGTCCTGTGTGGTCATAGACGGCAGGAACGGAGTCGATGTCCTTGTAGACCGACTTTCGGAGGTTTGGAGGGCAAAGGGGTCTCTTGTGTGCCCCAAAGCAGGGGATGTCATTGCTTCAGTAAGTTTGCTGACGAATTCCCTGTCAGAAAGGACCGTAACGTGGTACGAGCCACAGGAACAGTTGAAAGAGAGTGCATGTTCCAGCGTGAAGCGCAAGATTGGCGGAGGCTGGGGTTTTGGCGGGGACGACTCATGCCCTGTCGAGTCGTGCGCTCTTGCACTTTGGGGAGCGAAGACATCGGTTCGGAACCCCGGAAGGAAGATGAGGGTGGGATGACATGATTTTTAACCTAAACCCCTACGCCGTAGTCGGTCTGGGGGAAAGAGAGCGCAATCAGATGCAGAACCTGGTCAATATTTACGCCTCGCATCTGTCCAAGAATGCGCAGAAAGAAAAATACTACGAGGGCAAGATCTCTCTGAATGAGGTCAATCTTGGAATAGCACTGCCGAAGGGCATGGCAGGGCTTGAGATCGGATGCGCCTGGGGCGCCAAGACAGTTGACGTGCTGGCGGCGAGATCCATGTTTGACGGATATGTCGGAACCAACGGCTATGACGTCGACGCTCTCAACAAAATTGTGGAGGACAATGACCTTCTGTATGAATACATGAAGGCCTGCCGGGATGAGCTGAAATATGGCTGTACTTTTGCGACTCTATCTGCAGATCCGGACATTGGATGTAAGATCCGTTTTCATTCTCCGCAGACGGCAGCGGCAAAATGGTCCGGAGACAAGGGCAGGATCGAGTGCGGATTTGCTGTGGTAGACACTGCTCCAAGTAACGTGATTGGAGAAGCCTGGGAACCGAAGGTCATTAATTTTTACACCGACACAGATATCTGGGTGCTGATCAGTGACGGCAACATCTGGAATGCGGAAAGGTATCCGCACAGGATGGGCAGACCGTTGATGGAGGCTTTAGTGTGGAATGCGACATCGTCCAAGCCTTTCGGACGGTCCAGGATCAAGGAACCGATCCGGAGGCTCATCCAGGGCTATGTCAGAACCATTGCCAATGCGACGATCGGACTGGAATTTGCTACGGCACCACAGAAGTATATCCTAGGAGTTACTGACGACCAATTCGATGCGATAACAGACAGTAAATTCAAGCAGTATGTCGGGAATATCTTGGCGGCAACCACAAACCCTGACACGGGGGAGAAACCGTCTTTCGGTCAGCTGCCACAGGGGAACATTTCTCCTCATGTGGAAATGCTCAGGATCTTGGCAACGCAGTATTCTGCCGCCACGGGGCTGACAGTAACAGATACGGGAGTGGTCAACGATGCAAATCCGACAAGCTCCGATGCGATTCTGGCACAAAGTCAGACATTGGTTGGAATGGCGGAGCAGTTGAATGCTGGTAACGGCGACTCCCTGAAGACCATCGCACTGATGGCATTGGCTATCGTTGGGAATACCACTATGGAAGGGCTTCAGGATGATCAGAAGGGTGTTGTGGCCCATTTTAAGAATCCAGCCATGCCGAGCGTGGCAGTGACTTCCGATGCTGCCATCAAGATTGCATCAGCAAGACCTGCTTTCGCCAACACCGACACATTCTTGGAGATGATCGGCTTTAACCAGGCTGATATCAGACGGATTAGGGCCCAGGAACAGAGAGCGAGGGGCCTTGAATTATATGCGTCAATATCTGAGGACATAGATTATGAGGATACCGGACAGGATTTGGGATAGGTATATCGAGGGCCTGAGAAAGATTGATAAGGAAGCGGCCAGAAAGATGTTTGCTTATCTGGCACAGCATGAATGGTTTCGGAGTAACAAGGCCAAACAGGCCGCCATTGATTATGCTTTTTCGCTGGCGACAGCATATGGCGAAGCGGCGACTTCTCTTGCCTGTGAGATGTATGATTCGGTGGTTTATGCTTCGGGATTCATTGCACCTCCGGCCGTACCGGCAGACACAGCAACCTATGAAGAGGTGGCTATTGCCGTGTCCGGTACCAGCAGCAATCCAAATCTGATGGCTAATGCAGTTGGAAGGCTGGTGAAGATGGCAGGAGCAGACACAACTCTGTACAACGCCATGAGAGACGGCGCACAGTTTGCCTGGATACCTGCTGGAGATACCTGTGCCTTCTGCATCGCACTGGCTTCCAGGGGCTGGCAGAACATGAGCAAGAAAGCCCTGAAAAATGGGCATGCTGAACACATCCATGCAAACTGTGATTGTACATATGCTGTTCGTTTTTCTGAACGTGACAGTGTGGCAGGGTATGACCCGTCGGAATACGAAGGTATGTATTATGCTGCAGATGGTAACACGCCAAAGCAGAGAATCAATGCAATGCGGAGAGAGGCCTATGCCAAGAATAAAGAGAAAATAAACGCACAAAAGCGGAGCGCTTATGCCAAGAGCAAGGAGCTGGAGTCATCCGCTGCAGAAGAAATCAATATTAGTGAATGAGCACGTTGTTTGACGTGCTTTTTATATGCCTGGAACGGCGTAAAACTATCAACGACTACGAGATGCGACCTCGTAAAAAGCGTAAGGAGGATTCTATGAAACGAGAAGACATCACCGGCTTATTCCCGGAAGCAACGCAGGAACAGATTAACAAGATCATGTCCATCAATGGATCAGACATCAATGCTGCCAAGAAGGGACTCACGGATCTGCAGGCAGAACACCAGACTGCACAGGAGACGATTAAGGAATTGCAGTCACAGCTTGAAAAAAGCAAAGAGAGGCTGGAACAGTTTGATGCTGTCCAGACCGAGCTCACTGAATTGAAGCAGGCCAATGAGATCCGCGACATGAAGGCGAAAGTGTCTAAAGCGACAGGTGTGCCCATGGATCTCCTGACAGGAGACACCGAGGAGGCATGTAAGTTCCAGGCAGAATCCATCAAGGAATTTGCAAGGCCGTCAACATATCCGTCTGTTTACGACGGTGGGGAACCGGGAGGAACTTCTCCGAAACAAACAACACGGGAACAATTTGCTGAGTGGTTTAACTCTCAGCACTAATCTAGGAGGGAAATTATGGCTATTACAGGAAGTGGCATCCCCACAAACAGAACTAACATTCAGTTACCCAATGAGGTATCTACCGAAATTTTACAGAAAACTCAGGAAGGATCTATGGTTATGCAGCTGGCTCGTCAGATTGCACTGCCCGGCAGAGGCACACAGATCCCGATCATCGCAAGTGATCCGGAGGCAGCATGGGTTTCCGAGACAGGTGTTAAGCCGGTATCCAATCCGACATTAGACAAGAAGATCATGCAGGCTCACAAGCTGGCTGTCATCGTGCCGTTCTCTGATGAGTTCGCTCGTGACGCCGCTGCTCTTTATGATGCGCTGATCGCACGTCTTCCTGGCGTTCTTGCTAAGAAGTTTGATAACACTGTATTCTTCGGACCTTCCAGCGGAACCCTGGCTAACTTCGATGACTTAAGCGGAGTTACCGGATACGCTTTAGATACTGCTAACAAGACAGCTTATGACGGACTCGTTGCAGCAGACGTAGCTATCTCCGAGCAGGGCGGTACCGTTACAGGCTTTGCATTCTCCCCTCAGGGGCGTGGAATCCTTCTTTCCGCACAGGATGCTCAGAAGAGACCGCTCTTCATCAACAACGTGGCAGAGGGTGCTGTTCCTAGAATCCTTGGCGCTCCGACTTACTTCGGATCTGCAGCATACAAGGCAGGAACTTCCAACACACCTGATATCGTTGGTTTCGCAGGCGACTGGACTCATGCCATGTACGGTGTGGTTGAGGGCGTTAAGATTGATTACTCTGCTGACGCTACGCTTACAAGCGGAAACACTACCATCAACCTGTTCCAGCAGAACATGTTTGCAGTAAGGGCCGAGATCGAGGTCGGATTTGTGGCTGAGACCGCTTACTTCGGTGCTCTGACCAGAACACATGCGTAAGCTGATTGACCGTGTCACTGGGGTAGAGATTTTTATCCCAGATGAGAAACTTGAGGAGTATCTGTCAGCCGGCCACAAGCTGGCAGAAGCACCAAAGGAGAAACCCAAGAAGAAAACGGCCAAGAAAAAGGGGTGACCTGATGGAGTCTTATGCAAGTGTCAAGCAGATTGCCGAGGGATTCCGTGAGCTGACTGCTGACGAAGAGTCCAGAGCAAGAGCATTGGCCAAAGAAGCCTCTGTTATTGTTGATGCATATGCCCCGAGGGCAAAGTATGACGCCAAGACGGTCGTGGTCTGCAGAATGGTCCGCAGGGCTATAGATTCTGGTGGATCGGCAACAGTTCCGCTGGGTGCCTCACAGGGTACGACCACGGCTGGCCCATATTCCCAAAGCTGGACCATTGGAAGCGGTGCAGCCGGTGAGGTATATCTTGGCAAGCTGGAAAAGCGCATACTGAATGCCGACAACAGGGTCGGGTCTTACAGTCCCGTTCAGGAAATGGCGGTGGTGCAGAGTGATTAAAGGTATCACGGTACTGCTGACAGTAAGAGAACAGTCTGGAATCGACGACTTCAACCGTCCGACATATACGGACTCGGTGATCGCCGTTGACGATATCCTTGTCGGCCCGGCAGGAACGGAGGCAGTGGTTAATGACTTGCAACTGTACGGAAAGCATCTGGCCTACGAATTGTACATCCCGAAGGATGACGATAACGATTGGACAGATACCACAGTTCAGTTCTTCGGTCAGACCTTCCGCACCTACGGTATGCCGGAGCAGTGGATCGGCGACAATGTTCCTCTTGGCTGGAACAAGAGAGTGAAGGTGGAGCGCTATGGTTAAATTCAAACTTAACAGGGCGGGCGTTCGTGAGCTCTTGAAATCTCCGGAGATTGCGGCAGAATGCGGTCAGCATGCGGCTGCTACTGCGGCAGCTGCCGGAGACGGCTACACTGTCGAGGCCAGGAACTACAAAGACCGTTCCGGTTATGCCGTATTCCCTGAAACATTCAAGGCCATACGGGACAACTTCGACAACAACACTCTTTTGAAGTCATTGAGGTGATTGGAATGATCGAGAAAATTATTATTGAATATCTGACAGAGCAGATCTCGGGCATTCCTGTGTTTGCCGAGAGACCGACAAAAAATATTCCTGAGACATTCATTATGATCGACAAGACAGGGTCGAGTATAACAAACAAGATCAAAGGCTCAACGGTTGCAGTGCAATCGTATGGGCCTTCTTTATTGGCGGCGGCGGAACTCAATGAAACGGTCAAGGAAGCCATGGAAAGCATGGTGATTCGTGATGACGTTTCCGCTGTCCGCTTAAACACTGACTATAATTTTTCGGACACATCCACAAAAGTATACAGATACCAGGCTGTGTTCGATATCGCTTACTACTAGGAGGTAAAGCATGAGCACAGTAACAAATGTAAGTGCTGGCAAGCCAAAAATCGGCGGCGCTATTTTCCGTGCACCTCTCGGGGCAACGCTTCCAACAAATTCCACCACAGCACTGGGGGATACTTTTAAAGCATTAGGCTACGTTTCCGAAGACGGTTTGACCAACACCAACAGTCCAGAGGTCGAAAATATCAAAGCATGGGGCGGAGACATTGTACTTCCGATCCAGACCGAGAAAAACGACAAATTTGCTTTCACGCTCATCGAAGTGCTGAACACAGATGTTCTTGAGGCAGTCTACGGGTCCGGCAATGTAACAGGAACCCTTGCGTCTGGCATCACGGTAAAAGCTAACAGTGATGAAGCAGAAGAGGCTTGCTGGGTATTCGAAATGGTAATGAGGAACGGTGTTCTGAAGAGAGTTGTTGTTCCGGATGCTAAGATCACGGAGATTGGTGAGATCACATATTCCGACTCTGCAGCGGTTGGATATGCCTGCACGATCACAGCTCTTCCGGACAGCACCGGAAACACTCACTATGAATACATGGTAACCCCGTCAACAACGTAGGAGGGTATAAATGATAGAAGGGAAGACTTCGTCTGGATTTGAATTCAAGATCGACGAGAAACTTCTTGAGGACTTCCTCTTCATGAGGGCATTCAAGAGGGCGAACTCTTCAGATCCGGAAGAACAGGTTGCCGGAACGGTGGACCTCGTGCGGATCATGTTCAACGATGAGGCGGAAGAGGAGCGCTACTACAAACATCTGGCTAAACAGCACGGTGGAAGGGTCCCTGCTGACATCATCGGAAAAGAACTCGGAGAGATCATTAACGCCGCCAACAACACGGACGAAGACACAAAAAACTGATAACCCTCGCCAGCTATATGGCCATTGACGAAGGGGCACTGATATGCGACCTCGCAGAAACATATGGCATACTATCTTATGAGTCGCTTCCGGTCAGACTGGTTGCGACTCTTTCTGCTGGTTTGAGGGATAATTCAAGAATCAAAATGAAGTTGTCCGACGCTAGGGCTGACAATACAACATGGATGTTAGCTTCGGCGGCTGACTGTCTCTCTCTACTGGTGTGGCAAAACACAGAGAACGGACAGAAGGGAGTGAAGAGACCGACACTGTTCACGGAGCTCCTGCTGGGCAACCAATCCAAACAGAAAGATTTTGCCGTATTCGATACTCCGGAAGAGTATGAGGCGGCACGCAAGAAATTCAAAGGAGGGGATGAAGAATGCCAACAGTAGGCCAGGCGTATGTCCAAATCATCCCATCTGCACAGGGTATAAGCGGATCAATCCAGAAAGAACTGAATGGCGCCGGCATAGAATCTGCCGGTCAATCTGCTGGACTTGGATTCGGCAAGAAAATGATCGGAGCCATCGCCGGTCTCGGGATTGGTGCGGCCATCGTTAAAAGCATCAAGGATTCCATAGGCGAAGGCGCAGCTATCCAGCAGTCAATGGGTGGCGTTGAAACCCTGTTCAAAAATAATGCAGATACTGTTATAAAAAATGCCAATAATGCCTACAAGACAGCAGGCATGTCTGCCAACCAGTACATGGAGACAGTGACAAGCTTCTCTGCATCCCTCCTCCAGTCTCTTGGTGGAGACACGGGCAAGGCGGCGCAGAGCGCAGATTCTGCCTTGAGGGATATGTCTGATAATGCCAATAAGTTCGGTACCGATATGGGCTCGATACAACAGGCATACCAAGGTTTTGCTAAGCAGAACTACACGATAAATCTAATGTCCGCTGCATAGGTGACTGTGCAGTGAGCGAGCGTGAACGCTACCAGCGGTGTGGAGCAGATGCTCTGCTAACGGGGAAACTCTAAACGGAGATATCCGCATGACAATCCCGTGCCAAGCCCCGAGAGGGGAAGGTGTAACGACTATCGGTTCGTCACCGAGTACGGTGTCTATTGGTACGACATCGGAAGTGCGCTCTAACTATTATAATTGTCAAGCATTACAGGTTGCGTTTGTATCCGAAACATGATATAATAGACATATCAAGGAGGATATAAATATGAGCAACTGGAAGAAAATTGAAGGTAAACCGAACTACTCCGTTAGCGATGACGGTAAGGTTAGAAACGACAAGACGGGGAGAATATTAAAGCCATATAAGGGAACGGCGGGGTATTACCAAATAATGCTCGGACGGAAAACCGTTCCTCAGTATGTTCACAGACTGGTGGCGATAGCATTCATCCCGAACCCTGAGGAGCTTCCGCAAGTTGACCACATCAACGGCGATAAGTTAGATAATCGAGTGAAGAATCTTCGTTGGGTGTCCGTTTCTGAAAACTGCTGGTCATTCGGATATGAACCGAGAATCGAAAACCGCAAGAAACGGATTCGAGCAACTAACGGAAGCCAAGAAATCACGTTTAATTCAAGGAATGAGGCGGCGGCATACTTCGGACTTCATAAATCTCGAATTGAATACGGAAGGGTATTCAAGAAGGGAAAGATGAAGGGATGGCAATTCGAAATAGTTAAAGATATAGTCTAAACCCTAGGGGCTTGCAGAAATGCAGGTCCTTTTTAAATACCGGGAAACCGGGGGTAGTAATTTGGTTAGATAACTTGAAGCTGGGTTATGGGGGCACGAAAACAGAGATGGAGAGATTGCTGGCGGATGCATCCAAGTTATCCGGGCAGGAGTACGACATCTCAAGCCTGGACGATGTCTATGCAGCTATCCATGTAATCCAGGAAGAGATGGGTGTTACAGGCACCACAGCAAAAGAGGCCTCGTCCACGTTCTCCGGCTCATTCGACTCAATGAAGGCAGCGGCATCCAATGTTATGGGGGCGCTTGCCACAGGAGAGAATCTCGAGCCGGCACTGGCTGCTCTTGGCGAGACGATGTCCACGTTTATATCGGGGAACCTGATTCCAATGCTTGGGAATATTGCCACGCAAATCCCGACATTGCTGGCTAGTGCGGTTACTGGCCTCACGAAAGCTATCCCTGGACTGGCAAAGTCGGCAACCACAATGCTTAACAGCTTCGCTCAATCTATCACAAGTGGCGGCGGAGAAAAAATGATGGTAGCTGGCTTAAACATGATAACCAAGCTAGGAGAAGCTATCCAGCAGAACATAGGTCCTCTTGCGGCTGCTGCTGTTAATGTGGTCGTGTCGTTTGTTGGTTTTGTTCTGACCCATATGCCGGAAATCCTGGCGGCTGGCTCTTCTATCATCAATGCATTGCTTATGGGGATAGGAGCGGCGATTGAACAGCTTGGATCTGTGGCAGAGAACATTTTGAACAAGATCAGCGAATCTATAAGCAATTTCGCTCAGAACACGTTGAAGCCAGCAGGCGAGAGAATCATCAAGGCAATCTCTACTGCCGTATCGTCTAAGTTCGGAGAGATCACAAAGGCCATTTCGACGAAGATGAAGTCCATCAGTAGTCCGATCACTGCGGCATGGAGCACGGTTAAGAGTACATTTACGGGAGCAATTAACTCAATCCGCTCTGCCGTGACCTCTGGATTCAACACAATCAAGAACAAGATCATGTCGCCGATCAAGACTGCCGCTTCCAAAGTTGGAAGCACAGTGAATAACATCAAGCGTCATTTAAGCTTCTCGGGACTTGCCGGCAAGGTTGCAGGGGTATTCAACTCTGTGAAGGAGAAGATTACGCATCCGATCGAAGCGGCAAAAAATAAGATTGTTGGAATCGCCTCGTCAATCGTTGGAGCATTCAGTGGTCTTGGTAGGAAGATCGCAAGCGCAATCGGTTCAATTCGTCCGAAAGTGTCTTGGAGGTCTATCAGCGTCATGGGAGCAAAAACTCCTCTGAAGGTTCCGACCGTAACATTCCGAAAAGCTATGACTCAGCCGTACATGTTCGACAAGAGCACATTCTTTGCGGCTGGAGAAGCTGGAGACGAGATGCTTTATGGACGGTCTAACCTTATGAGTGATATCAAGGCGGCAGTGAATGGATCTTCTGCCGGTAACACGATAACTAATAACATAACCGTCAACGGCGCAGAGAATCCAGAAGACTGGGCTTCCAGATTCGCACGTCAGATGAGAATGGAGGTGAGAATGGCTTAATGGCTAAAGCGGTATCGAGCTTATCATCGCAAGTAAAAAAGGTCACGACTGTAGCGCCGAAGAACTTGAGCATTGCCAGAAGTGACCAGACATTCTCAGCCTCGTGGAAGATCGGCGATGCGGACTATGGCGCTTTCCAGGAATTTGCATATAGAGCAATCCCCGCCACAGGGTGGACATATCTGGGCCTCGGGACGACAGCCACATCGAAGTCAGTAGCTATCAGCAAGACGCAGTTTTTCCCGTATACGGCAAGCAGGATCTCTGCTATCTCTGTCTCGGTCCGTGGTCAGAGAAGGAATTATGTCGTCAAAAAGAAAAAGAAAACGAAAGACGGCGGAACCTATACCCAGGAGACTAATTATATAACTTCTCCTTCTGCGTGGACCAACAAGCAATTCGCTATTACGCCGCCATGGGCTCCGTCGGTAAGTCAGGCCCTTACGGAGGGGGCTAACTACTCCACGACATTCTCATGGTCCGTGCATAATGACTCTTCAGACTCTGCATGGTTTACGGACCTTGTATGGGAATCCATTCTTGTAAAAGACTGCAATGTCCCGCTTGTCAATGGCAGGTACCTCGCATGGAATGCAGGGGTCGCAGGCTGGCGGACAGGATCTGCGTCAGGAGACAGCTCCGTGACCATAGCAGAAGGGGATATCTCCGGAGGCTCGTATACAAGATGGTTCAGAGCAAAGGCAAGAGGCCCTGCAGGAGAGAGCGACTGGTCTTATACTAAGCATGTCTATGCTATCCCTTATCAGGCAGTGTTCCAGACTTTCTCACTGCAGAGGTCAGGAAGCCAGGGGTATACCATCACTATCAAATGGGATTCTCCGTCCAATGAGGCACATCCAATCGACCAGACAAGAGTAGAGTGGATTATAGCTACGCCAACGGCTGACATGAGCGTAGAGGACGGCCTCAGCTGGAATACTGCGGTCACTGTGGCAGACTATTCCGGTGGAACACAGTCAGCAGTCTTCTCTATCAGTGACATCGTCGGACAGAATCAGGGGCTGTTTGTTCGTGTCAATAATATGCATGATACGGATGCAAGTACCTCTTACGGCAATCCACAGCTGATTGATACGGGCAAGCTGACCGCTCCGACTATTACTAATATTCTCTATCCAGAATATACAGTAACCATCTATACAGATTATGACCCGCCAGTTGACGGGGCTTTTTTGGTAGTAACATACAAGACCGCATCGAATCCAGATGTCGAGCAGGCTATTGGCGTGATCACCGATCCTGCTGACCCTCCAACCATTAACTGTCCTAACTGGTCTGGAGAAGACGACATCACTTTCGGAGTGTATGCGGCCGTCGGGTCATATACTTACACGACAGATTCCAACAATGTTAGAACATACGTCGTTGACGCCAAAATGATTTCTGACACGACCTATGACAGAGCCACACTCGCCACGGCTCCGACATCAATCGAAGCTATGGCTACATCAGTCCAAGAGACAATCCGTGTTATGTGGGACTGGTCTTGGAGTGCGGCGGACGTCGCAGAGCTCTCATGGGCAGACCATTCAGATGCATGGGAATCTACTGACGAGCCAGATACATATACTGTCCAGAAAAGGTATGCATCAGCTTGGAACATTTCTGGACTTGATGCAGGAAAAAGATGGTATATCAGAGTTCGATTAGGGAATGAGACGGCAGATGAGACTATCTGGGGACCATGGTCAGAGATGGCATGGGTTGACCTTGCGTCGGCTCCAGCTAAACCATCACTGGACGTATATCCACCGATAATTCCACCAGACGGAACCATAACAGCATCATGGGGATATGTCACCACCGACGGGACCGTTCAGGCTCATGCAGAGATAGACGAGATGACTCTTGTGGAAGGCGTGCCAGTCTATACGAAAGTGGCAGAGACAGAGTCCGCACAGCATCTGACTATCAATGCACAGGAGCGAGGCTGGTCTGCTGGTGAGACGCATAACCTTGTTGTTATGGTTACTTCAGCATCAGGCCGTAGAGCAGATGATTGGAGCGATCCCGTACCTGTTATCATTGCAGAGCCTCTGGAAATCACCATCACAGAGACCTCGCTGGAGACCATACCAGTACCTGCAGACGATGACGCAGGCACAACGAGGAATCAGCTGTCTCTTACAGAAATGCCAATGACCGTGACCGTGACAGGAGCAGGAGCAGGCGGAACTACCATCGTAGCGATTGAGAGGGCAGAAGATTTTGTTGCTGGAAGACCTGATGACAAAAAGACGGACTGCTTCAAGGGTGAGACCATCTTCGTCTACCAGCAGGCAGGAGAAGCACAGGTCACTGTCCAGAGAGATGCTCTGATAGGTTCTCTTGATGACGGTGCCCAGTATAATCTGGTCTGTACCATCATGGACGGACTCGGCCAGACGGCAGAGACAGTCATTCCGTTCGAGGTGCACTGGGAGCATCAGGCTCTTATGCCCGACGCAGTCATCTATACAGATGCACGAGCCATGACGACAAGAATGACCCCGATCGCTCCGACAGGCTGGGTTGCTGGAGATACCTGCGACATTTACAGACTGTCAGCAGACCCGCCAGAACTTATCTACAAGGGGGCGGAGTTCGGTCAGACATACATAGATCCGTATCCCGCTCTGGGGCTTCCTGGAGGGCATAGATTCGTCTATGTGACGGCAGACGGTGACTATATTACAGCAGATAACAAATTCGCATGGATAGATACAACCGAAAACATCAACGACCTTCTGGACATGGAATCCACCATCATCGACTTTGACGGTGACAGGGTAGTCCTTGATTATGACATGGACATTTCCAGTCAGTGGGATAAGGACTTCACGCAGACCAAGTACCTCGGCGGAAGTATCCAAGGCGACTGGAATCCTGGTGTCAAGCGGTCTGGAACCGTAGCGGCGAGATCGCTCGTGGTTGATGATGAAGGCACGGTTGAGAAGATGAGGAGACTGGCGGCATACACGGGAATCTGTCATGTAAGAACAGCAGACGGGTCCAGTTATGCTGCAGATGTGCAGGTGAGCGAGAAGCAGTCTTATCAGACTTCTGGGAAGATTGCCGAGTTCAGCATGAAGATAACAAGAGTAGATCCGGAAGAATATGACGCAGTAGCACTGACAGAATGGGAGGGAAGCTGATGGATTGGAATAAAGGTTATTCGGCATCTTTTTACGCTTCCTTCGTAGATCCTGTCACATGGCGTGATATTGAAAGGTTTGAGATCAAGGGCGGGAGCATATCCCGCTCTGATGCTGACCTGCAGGAATCTGCGGATCTTGACTGTGTTAACTATGACCAGAGCAGAGAGAGATGGGTAAGGATATGGTTGGATACCAAGCAGGGCGGAGCATCGTCGCATACGGCTCTTTTCACTGGTCTTGCTACAAGTCCAGATAAGGATCTGAATGGATTTCTGTCAGAAACAAAGGTGGAACTCTATTCCGTACTGAAGCCCGCCTCTGACATCT